GATGGGAATTATAATAGATGAAGACGTTTAGTTTAATTGTATTTTTATTATGGGCGATACCTACCATTGCAAGCGAGCTTGAGCCTTGTAGCAGCAAATTGATTGTTATTCAAAATCAAATAACACAAGGATGGAGTGTTAAATTAATTCAAAGTTGCCGTGGCAACACGGAGGTTAAAGCCTTTAATTGCTCCCAAAAGCCCGTCGACGAGGATTCAGTAATAAACAAATTATGCGGGAGAGAAAATGCCACAGATTAACGAATTCAGTTTACAATTAATTGATTTAATAACCCCCCTCTTAACCATCTTAACGGGTATTGTTATAGCCCTTTGGTTTAAAGAGTTAGCGGTAGATATCATGAAAGGCTTATCGTTCAAATACATGGGCCCCTTTAAAGAGGGAGATAAATGTATATTAGATGGCCATTCAGCTGTTGTAGTTAAGATAGGAATGACGGTAACGGTATTTGGTTGTATGGATGATGAGAGGGGCCAATACTTATGGAGATATGTTCCAAACGATAAGATAGGCAATTTAAAACTTGCTAAGGTTATTAGCAACGAGAAACGCGAGTTATTATAAATAGTATATAAATAGGAATTAAAAAATGAGTTTAATATTCGAAGACATTAAAGACGGTATTGCATATAAAAAGTATTTTAATAAAATGCTCGATAAGTTTGGTGTTGATTCACCAGAAGACCTTGATGACGATAAGAAGAAAGAGTTCTTTAATGCTGTTGATAAGGGATGGGTAGCTGATCATGAAGAGTCTACTGATCTTGAAGAAGGCATGAAACTTAAAGGTATTAACGGTGCTTTAAAGAGTCTAGCCACAAAGCCCGAGTATAAAAAAGTACAGAATGCATTGAACGGCTTAGCTGATCATATGCCATCTGGCCCAGAAAAGAAAACAGCGGGAGCGCTTAAGAAGCGCTTAGGTCAATTAGCTGCGTTAGTTAAAGACAAAGGTGCATCTAAGAAATTATTAAAGCTTGCTGATTTCGCTGCTACCTTTGAAGAGGTGGATAGTGATAATACCGAACTTGAAGAAGGAACTCTATCAAAAAAATGGCAGAAAGGTGATAAATCTGTTAAGTCTGGAGATTTTGAACTAGTAAGAGGTAAACAAGGTGTACATACTATTAAAAAGAATGGTGAGGCATTTGGTGATTTTTCATTAGATACTGATGATGATATGTGGGTTGCTAATATTAAAGGCCAGAGAGGTCAAGTAACTGTTGATGATATTGATAAATTGATTTCACAACTTAGTGAATCTGTTGAAGAGGGGGTTTCCCTTTCAAAGAAAGGTGAATACGACTTACAAGTAGTTGGTAAATCATCGGTTGGCGTTCAATTAACTTTAAGACATAAAGGTAAATCAATCGTTACTGGTACTAAGAAAGATGGTATGTTTATAATGGCATTTGATACACATGATATCAAGAATAAATTACCTAAAGATGCTGAAATTGTTAAAAAGGGTAAGTGGATGCATATTGGATTTAAAAAGGCCGATGATGCAATTGCATATGCCAAAGCACAAGGGTTTGTTAAGGACCATGGAGCGTTTAATGAAGCGGTTAATGTTGATATGAGAACTAAAGGTTATAAAGAAGCTCGAGCTAGAAAGAAGACTCGTGAAAGCAAAAAGATTAGCCCCTTACAGCAAATTATTAATGCTGCTAATGATGTACTAGCAGGTAAAGCTGCTGTGGTAGAAGATAATGTTACTGGGGCAGCCGTTGCAGGAACTGGGGACGACTCTAGTACTGTTGTTAAGAAAAAGAAGAAGGAATATTAAACCACTCTTGTAAGCACTCCCGGTAGCTTTCTTTATCCATAGATACTAAGCTACCCGAAACTGTCTTGTAAGACACCCCATCCTTATACAATGTCACGTCATTGAATCCAACCGGGAGATCTACCTTCCGGGTGCCATCCTTTCTAAAAATATCTATTTGCATCGTTTACTATTAGGACGTCTCTTACATCTATAACTTCCATGGCTACTAGCTTTCTTGCTTAGCTTATTACCATTGTTATCCTTTTTAAATTTAATACCTTCAATCGCCGATTTACCCATGTCACACTCCCATTTTAAATACACTTCTTACATCATTAAACATTGCCCTTACCCTATCTTTATTGAGTCCCCTAACAACCCTACTCTTACCGTTTGTAAATAATACGAGATGATTACTCCACAATCGCTATTACCTCATTATCTCTCATCATAATATATTCCTCACCATCTACATTTAAAGGGGTGCCAGTATGAGCTTCGAACATTACTTCATCACCTTTAACTAACTCCACTTCAATCCAAACACCATACTCATACTTACCTGGCCCTGTAGCCATAATCTCACCCCGGGTAGGCTTCTCCCCCCCCGAACCTGGAATGATTAATCCCGACTCCGTTACATTATCCACATCAACTGGTTTAACAATAATTCTATCTCTCGTTGGTTTTAAATTCATGATCTCTCCTTTGCAATTAAATATTCCCTTACCACTCCACTTCTAACAATATCCCTTATGCCAAACTCTACCGAGGCAAAGCTCTTCATATTGGATACAATTCTTAACAACTTACCTAGCTCATCTGTATTAGCTTGGGCAAAATCTCCTGAGAATATAATTCTCGAATCTTGACCGATTCTTGTCATTATAGTATCAAGCTCGTTAAAGTCTAACAGCTGACACTCATCAACAAGTATAACAGCTTCATCAAGGGTAACCCCCTTTAAGAATGAGGTTGGTAGAAACTGTAAGGTACCCTGCTCCTTGAGCCTATCGTAGAGCATCGAGAATGCTACTTCATTAGGTTGCTCAAACATATAAGTGACCATACCTTCGTATGGGCCTTGAAACAGCTCAATTTTATCATTGATTGATCCCGACATAAAATTAATGTCCCCGGACGGTATCAAGCTTCTAACTATGTATACGGTCTTTTGAGGGGTGCTAGGATCTAATACTGTTTGCAAAGCATTATATAAAGCTGTAAAGGTTTTTCCCGTACCAGCACTACCATAAAGGAAAAGATTCTTCCCTTTACTATATTCGTTAAACATTTGTTGTTGGTTGGCGCCTATCGGGGCCAGTTTTACCATTGATTTTTGATTTACGTCCATATGTTTAATTAGGGCCGGAGCTGATATAATCGCAAGGGCCCTAAACTCCTTTATTCTGTTTCTATTCTCGACTTTAGACTTTCCCTATGCTTGTCTATAACCTGTTTTGTTTTAATATTTTTAATACTCTTCTTACCATACCTCTCACCCACTTCTGAATTAGGGTGAGCTCCAGCTACCCTACTCATAACCTCAGTCCAAGCCCCGTCACTATTAGTAGCTGGGCTCTTACCCGAGCTGGATATGGTTTGAGGCGCGACCGTAATATGATCTCTCCATTCAGGGTTCGCTTCCTTGAATTCCAATTTACTAGCGTAAGAGAAGGTCTTCTCTATAATCTCGCCAGTATCATCATTTTTAAAACCGTAAATGGGCATTATACAGCTACGAAGTCATCATCCCAATTGAATGCTTCTTTAACAAGCTTAACAGTTAGACCTTTATATACCTTATGAACTCTTTTGTTCCTCGCGTTTATTAATAGGCCCGCTTCGTTAATATGTAGGCCTTCTAACATTTGAATAAACATCATCTCCCTCTTAGTTGTAGTAATCCTATCATTCCCTCCTTCAAGGAAATTAAACACCTTCTTTATTTCATGTGCTAATGTTGTATGCTCGGTACCCTCTTCAGCCTCATTCTTTTTAAATGGCACATCCCCTTCTGGAAGGGCCCATTTAATCTCAGGGTCGAATGATGATTTAAGAATCATTCTTAATGCTGGGGTATCATATCTTTGCATAATCTCTAGCTTAGCTGCTCTGTTCTTTGCTTCGCCTACTCGTGTCAATACCTCTGACAATAACGGGGTGTAAGTATCTCTTTTCATTTTAAAAGTCTCCTATATCTGGAATTAGTAAATTAAGTTTCTTGGAAATGAAGTAATTTAATAAATCACTTCTCTTGTTAGTAACAGGCTTATTATATTCATCTATAATTCTGTTAGTTATATTCTCGGGAATCCTCTCTAAGTTAATAAGTAGATCATTCCTTTGATAATTTCGTTGCATCTCTTCCGTGCCGTAATCTTTAACATCATCATACAACCAGCCCAATAGCTTCTTCTTGGTAACAGGGCTTTGCCTAATACTATCGGTGAATGAATTATCAGGGCTTAGTATGTTGGGGATTCCATCAGAACTATCACCTTTAATAATATGTTCCCTGAGGTATAATGAAGGATTATCATTCTTAATAAATTTACGCTGTACCGGTCCATACTGGGTAACGAAAGGGTGCTTATGTAATTGTATAAAGTCTTTATCAACTGAAAGTATTAATACCTTCCGGGGGGCATACATTCCTGCTTCTTCTTTAATAATGGTTGCGATAACATCATCAGCTTCCGTATTATCAGCTTCAATTTGTTTATAAGGGAAGTTATCTTTCAACTCCTGCTTAATAGTATTGATAGCTTCATATACAGCTTTCCAATCGTAAGCACTCTTATCCTTCTGCTTCTTTCTAGATGCCTTGTAACCAGGGAAGTATTCCTTTCTCCAATAATCTTTATTGTCATAGCATAGTACTATCTCACCATACTCCCTATAAAACTTCTTTCTATGATATCTGATAGCTTCTAATATCATAGAGCGCACCTCGTCAATATCTATCTCTTTAGATCGGTGATTCAAGTAATACATTATGTTTGATATAAACAACTGGGAACTATCAACTAATATCATTTATACACCTCTTTAATATCATCATAATATACTCCATGTGTTCTCTTGGCTACACCATTCTTATCATAGGCCATTGCAACACATTGCCAAGACACTTTCTTCTCCTCTTCCATGCCAATGAAATCACCTATCCATACACCGTTTCGTAGATATGATTCACACATTCTCTTGTACGCAAGGGTAGCTAAGCGCTTAGCTACGGCGCCCTTCTCCTTTCGGGCTGCAGCTTTTCTATAGGCCGCGGCCAGTACAGTCTGGTTCTTAATATACTTCTTTACATTAACCATAGAGAATTCATTATCAGCGTCTATAGCTAATACCGAAGGGTCAATGTTTTTATATTGAGCTGGCTTCTTAGCTGCACGAGCTTTAGCCAGGCGTTCTACCGCTGCAGCTCTTTGCTCGGCGGTCATAGGTTTACGTTTTTTTCTAGTCATAATATAATTATATAGTATATCAAGATGTAAATCAACTAATATTTTTCACAGACCCTATACCTAATTTAATAGCTATAATGCCATTATAGTTGTCTTCCCGTAATAAAACCCTTTCCTTGAATTGTATCTCTGCTTCCCGGTAATTAGTC